TTCAACGAACAGTAGGCCGTGGCGCTCATGGGCCATCACTAGGTCTGGGAAACCGACGTGGCCCTGTACATGGGTCAACCACCTTCCGGTGGAGCTCATGCCAGGGCGAACGTGGTGCACTTTCCAGCCATGCAGAATGGCTAGGGCGATCACTTGGTCTTGAAATTGTTTTTCGCTAATCGGCCACGGTTCGCTCATAAGCCCTCCATGCCGCAATTACCTCGTTGGCTTGTTCCATGATTGCTCGTGCTTCGGCTTGCAGCTTTAGGTGCTGTTCAAGCAGCTGGTTGTAGTCACCGGCAAGTACGACGCGAATCCATTCGTTGGGGGCGATCTCGACGAAATGGTACGGGTCGGCGTCGGGGCGGAAAGGCCAAGGAAGGCCATTTGTGCGTTGTCCAGGGTCAGGCATCGGCTTTTGCCTTTTTGATGCCATGTGTTTTGTATTCAACACGCACGATGTCGCCGACAGACAGACGAATAACAATTTCGCCACAGGTATCAGCGACTTTCTTGTTCAGCCCAAACAAACGCACGGCTTCTTCGTAAATGTCCCAAACCATCAACGGCGCACACTTTTCTTCACTCATGGCGCGGCCCCGAACTCGACGGGTGTTCCTGAATTGCTCGGCGTTTGCGGTCGCGTTCGGCCGCCAGATCGTTGCTCCAGTCGTCCCAGACGCGCACAATGAAGTACGCGACAATGGCAGCAATACCGAACTGCAGCAGGTTCGTGATCAGGGTTTTCATCAAAAGGGCTCCTCGTCGTCTGGCATGAGCATTGGCGGTAGTTCGCCGCGTTTCAATGCTTCGATCAGTTTTGCAGCGTCAGCGGAAGCCAGGTCGGATGGCAGTTGCGGCACGACTGGCGGTTTGAGTTTGCGGCACAGATCGGCGATGAAGATCCGCTGCTTTTCGGTAGCGAGGCCTGACGGTCGGCTCGTGTATTGGGCGGGTTGGCCGCCAGCACGTTGAACCTTGGTCATCTCTTCGCGGCTGGGTCGTTTGCTTGGGTCGGATCCGGCGAAACCTGCATTGGCGAGCGCTCGACCGACTGCTGAGGTTTCGCAGTTTTCGACGTGGCTGGTTGAGTTGACGCCGCGTTCGGTGACGTGCTCTTCGGCGTAGCCGGTGGCGATCAGCAGGCCGTCGACGTAAAGGCTGGCTTTGAACATGCACCAGTCGTCGCCTCTCTGCACCAGGTCGGTAAGCACTTGGGTTTTGCCATCTGTGGCTTCAAGCCACCTGGCTAGTCGGGCCGATACCGGCTCGTAGTCGTCAAGGTTGAATGTCATTATTGGGGCTCCTTCGGTCAGGCTTTCGCTTTTTCGATCATGTCGAGCAGGTCGGCCGCGATGCGCAACTTGTCGCTGTAGGTCGATGACGGGGGTGCCAATTCGGCCGCCACGATCATCAGGGCTTCGACGACATCGGTTTTGCGGTAGATCGGGATGATGTATTTGGGCTTTGCGATCTTGGGCTTTGGCTTCGCCGCGGCCGGTGCACTTGCAGGGCGTCCACGCTTTTTTGCGATGGGCGCGGGTGCCGGTGCAAACGGTTCATTGTCTGCGTCGTCAAAATTGTCGAAAATGTCATTCATTGCACGGTTTCCTTTGTTGTTTGGGTTGTTACTGATGATTTGGTGCCCCACGGCCGCCAGCCGTAAAGCTTCCAAAGTTCCAAACCGACCTTCAGGTTGCGCTTCGGGTCGGTTAGATCGGTGCGGCTGGTGATCCAGCCGTTGCGGGTGGCCCAACCTACGTTGCTGCCGTTGATTTGCAGCAGGCCGTAGGAGCCTCCCCACGGGTCTCGGGGGTTGTGCGCGGTTGGTGCGCAGCGGGATTCGCGCCACATGATGCGGGCAAGGTTCCAGCGTTCGGTTTTGGGCCAGCCGACCTGTCGTGCCAGGTTGACGTAGCGGGTGCAGTCCGGCGATACGGCGGCGTCGGCGGGGGTTGCGGTGAGTGTTGCGGCGATTAGCACGGCTGCCGCGGCTCGCCTAACGGCGGGCTCCTCGGTCGAGGGTCATGGCGGGGTTCCTTCCTTCGATCAGCGACCGCCAAATGGTCAGTCGTTGGGCGTGGTCGTGCGCTCCTCCGCGTCGCGCTGTGGTGGTCGTGCCGGTGTTCTCGATGACGCCTGCACGGCTGGCCGCTAGAAGCCTAGCGGCGAGACCTTTGCCGACTGGGAACGTGGCGGGCAGTTCTGCCCAAATGTCGTCGGCGGTGATAAACGTCTTTTTGGCCGCGGCGTTGCGGATCGCCTGATCGACGGCGGCCGCCTGTCGGGTGTCCCATTTGGCGTCGGCGGAGCCTTGTGACAGCTCTAGGCCGCGTTCAAGGTTGCCGATTGGGTCTTTGACGCAGACGTAGTGGGTGTCGGTCTGCCCGACCATCATCGGGTTGTGGCAGATCCGGCATAGCGGGTATTTCTTCACGTTGTCCTCCTGGTTGGGGTCAGGGTGCGTGAGACTTTAGCGAACTTTACGGACGGGGTGTGGGATTATCCGCAGTACTGCCAATGCCACGCTTCAAACTCGGCCGATTTCGGGTCATCGGACTGCAGGTAGAAGCCGTAGGTGGGTGCGTTGGCGCACAGCCAGTCGAGGACTTTGGCGGTGGTGACGTCGAGGTCGATGGCGAGGCCAAGGCCGTGGTTGGATTTTCCTGGCGTCGAGCACGGGGCCATGCCAGGGCGCAGGTACCACGTTTCGCCTTCCCAATTGCGGGTGATTTGCGGGTTGCGGCCGTGATCGGTTTTGGAGTAGCGCTGCTTGAAAAGCCCGAGCTGTGCTTCGTAACTGCGGTAGTCGCCCACGTTGCGCAGTTTGATACCGGCAAGGGTGGCTTGGTCGTACATGCGGTCGAAGGCTTCGGCGGCCTCGACGTACATTTGGCCGCCACACTTGACGGGGCGAAGGATCTTGCCTGACAACTTGCCGTTGGGTACGGCTTGTAGGGCCGCAGGAACCACGAGTTTCTTGTAAGGGTACTTGGATGCGGTTTTGGGCTTCTCGGCGGCCACAGGCGCTTCTGCGGGCTTGACGGCGGCTTTCTTGGCGGCTTTCTTGACAGCCATTGGCTAAGCGCCTTTCTCTTGGAGCACTTGCAGGGTTTCGGTCGCGGTGGCCGTGACGGCCCACAGCTCCTGGCCGCGGGGAATGAAAAACTGGATCGGCGTGGTGTGCTTTTGGGTTTCCAAGCCACTCGTTGATGTCACGTCCGAGCCGCCTAGGTACACGATGCCGTTACCGGCGACGTGCAGGTAGACGTATTGCGCGAACGGGTTACTGGCCACGATCTTGCTAGCCGTAGTCGTGATCGTGTGCTGCGTGGCTTTCATGCGTCAGGTTTCCCGTCTCCGTCGAGATCTTTTTTGCCGCTGGTGGTGATCATGACGCCCGACAGGGTGCCGGACAGAAACAAGACGATCGGCGAGATCAGGTTCAGCAGCTCCTTGTCGGTTTCGGGCATGGTCGGCCCCTGGGGGATGAAAAGCAGGTTGATGAACACGGCGACCATCGTGAGGACGAGGGTTCCGGCGAGGGTGATGCCGACCCAGAAACGCAGTCGAGCGTTGAGTTGCTCGGGTGTGTATGGGGCTCGGTTTGGGGTGAGTTTGTCTAGCACGTCAGGGCCTCCGTTTGGCCTTGGTCTGGTGTTGCGATTTGGCTGGTGAGCGCACGGTTTTTTGTTCGGATCGTGGTTGCTGGTTGGCACTCGATCCATGTTTTGTTGTTGCAGCTGCTAGCCAGCACGGTGAGTAGCGCCGCCACGATGGCGACGCGGGTTTTCATTCAGTTGGCTCCTCAGGGAATTTGATTGTGTCGGATGGTGTCCAGGTAGCGGGGAAGTCGCGTAGAGCTTGGCGGTAGGCCGCCCATGCGGCACGGTCGACTGGCGCGTCGGCAAGTTGTGTCCAGTCTGACGCGGCAAGACGTGCATCTCGTGCTAAACGCATAAGCACTTCGAGGCCGCGCGGGTCTTTTGTGTCTAATTTCATGTAGTTGGCCCCATATCTTCAAGGGTTATTGCGCCAAGGCTGCTTGCGCTAAAAATGGTCGTGTTTCCCGAGTCGGACGTCAAACGCAGTTTTCGCGTCGTTGATCCAGTTGCTGTGAACACATAGTTGATTGAAAATGAACCCGAACCAGCCGAATTTGTCATGTTGATGTAAGTTCTCCACACGATTGTGTTGCTTGCGTCGGTGACTACCAACGTCGCTACACCTGAGGCGCTGCTACTTGTTATTTGACCCGCGGCCATAAGTCGATAAAGACGCCCACTAATTCCGCTAAAAGTCATTGACGAATTTGTTATGTCGGCAGTCACGCCCGCATTGATTGTTTGCGCGGCTAATCCTGTGATGTATCCGCGGTTGCTGGTTCCTCCGCTTGTCGTAATGACTGGGCCCCAAGGCAGCGAATTCATGTCTGCGGCCGTCACCACCTGACCTGTTGTAAATGCTGATGCAATTGCCATTAGTACCCCAGTTTGTTGTTGTTTAGTTTGCCAAAAACGGCGTCGTTCAGGACGAGATAGTTGTTGAGATCCGCGCCCGAAAGGTCGAACGTGTAGCGGGCACCTTCAGGTGTTGCCGACACGCTGACGCCCTCGATGAGGCATGTATAGGTCGTGCCACGGAATGTCACGTTTACTTTGGCCCCAATGCACTCCTGCATGCCGGACAAGCCGAGCTTGTCGAGCTGAAATGAGTTTTGGGCTTCGGCGCTGCAAGACACCTGCGAAATGGCAAACTCCTGCGTCTGGTATTGACTGAGCAGGAAGTTGGCGTAATCGAGCGCCTGCGATGTCGAGGCGTTCAGGGTGTTCATTGTCAGCGTTCGATAGGGCGCGACGGCCCCGGCTTTGGTGGCTGTCTGGGCGCTGTAGGACTCGGGGTCAACGGTGACCTGCGTGTAATAGTTGTCGGCCAGGGCGTCGAAACGGACGTTGTCATAGACCTGGTTTGTGGCGTTGTTGGTTGTGTCTGAAAAGTTGACGGTGCAAGTCCCGAGCGAATAGTAGGGCCGCACCGTGATCCCACCGATGGTCGTGAAGTCGGCCATGCGGCCGTTGATCGACACCAACGCGCTGTTCAGCCAGTCGCCCCAAGTGCCCGAGATCGTGGTAGCCGCCATTTGTGGGCCGGTGCCCCACGTTGCCGCCGTGGAACCTGTCTGGGTATTCATTGTCGTGACCTGGGTATTAAGTGTGCCCGCGGCCATTGAGTAGCCCTGGCCCGACATGCGGGCGATCTGTGCGAACGCACCCTCCACGGTGATCTCGACATAGTCGGCGTTCCCGACGTTCGAGACGTATGGGATCCCGTATTGCACGGTGACATTTTGGATCCGCCCGAAGTAGAGCCCATAAGGGTACGACGTCAGGTTCGGGCTGGTGATCATGATCGCGGTGCCTGGCACTAGCGCGGTGATCGGTGAGGCGTAGCCGGACGGGTAGCGGGCGATGATTGTGGCGCTGGACGCTCCGTAGGCGTCAAGTTGCGATGCTCGACCGACGCGAATGTTGATTTGCTGAATGTTCGACAGCTGCACGAAAGGCCCTGTCGGGAAGGCCGCGTCGTAGTAGACGCCGTAAACGCCTGGTGCGCCCATTAGTACGCGTTTCCGACGCGGATCGGCACGGAGCCGTTCTGGCGCATGTAGGTGCGCAGGGCCGCCACGACTGCGTTGGGGTCGCCGCCGTTGACGTTGATTGTGACGTTGCCGCCCATTTGGCCCATACGGTCGAGGGGCACCACGGCCTCGGGGCCTGCCTCGCCTATGAGGGCAAGTGTTGGGCCGGTGACGATGCCGCCGTTGGCTAGTTCGGGGATGTTCGGGATGTCTGGCGGGTTGATCTTGATTGGGCCGACACGGAATTCCAGCAGGTCGTTTAGTTTGCCGATGGCGTTTTTGTTGATGAATCCGATGATGGCGTTGGCAAACGCTTTGCCTACTTCGAGGCCTTTGTTTGCTAGGCCTTTGAAAGCTTCGATCATTGTGTCAATGATGCCCTTGGTAAATTCGGCCGCGAACAATGCCAGGCCCTTGAGCAGGTCTGGGCCGATGTCAACGAGCCATTTGAGCAAGGCGACGGACAGTTTGGCGGTCGCTTCGATGAGCTTTGGGACGCCTTTGGTGAGGATCCATTCGGTGAGATCGCCCAGGAATTTGCCGAGGTTTTTGAGGGCGTCGGGGCCTGATTCTTCGATCCAATTGCTGACGGCGTCTTTGAGCTGCACGAGTTTGTCGCGCAGTAGTGGCAGTCCGGTGTCGACGATCCATGCGCCGAGTTTGCGGAGCACGTCGCCGATGGCGTCCAGCACTTTCGGGGCCGCGTCTTTGATGTTTTCGCCGATGAGACGCAGGACGCCGCCGAGGCCTTCCTTGTCAAACACGTCCGACACTTTTTGAAACGCTGGGATCAGGGTCTTGGTTGCGAACCCGACGACTTTCTCAAAGATTGGCAGGAGTGCTCCGCCAAGGGTTTCGGATGCTTCGCTAAATGCGACCTTGAGTCGATCGACGCGGCCCACGGCCGTGTCAGCCAGGGCGGCTTGAGTGCCGCCGAAAGCGTCGTTGAGTGCTTGCGTGGCCGCCACAAAGTCTTTTTCTTTGGTGATGGTGTCGTCGAGCGGGACGCCAAGCTTTTTGAGGGCGCTGAATTGGCCGTTGTATGCCTTGCCGAGGCCTTTGGCGACGGTTTCTAGGTCGTTGCCGGTGCCTGCGGCGATGTCCATGACAAGGCCGAGCTGTGACATGGCTTCGTCGGAATCGCCGGTGGCTCGCGCGAGCACTTCCATTGCTTTGCGCAGCTCGGTGTCGGCAATGCCGGTAGCGAGCGACATGGCCGCGATCTGATCTTCGATCGCGTCAACGTTGGCGTCAGTTGCGCCAGTCGTGTTCTTGAGCGATTTGCGCAGTTTGGCTTGCTCTTGTGCATCCTCGGCGGCCGCTTTGACGCTCGCGCCTAAGCCTGCGGCGAGTGCACCAGCGGCGACAGCTGCGCCTTTGGCGATCGCTTTGAAAGCGATGCCAGCGCGGTCACGCAAACCCTCCAACGCTTTCTCGGCGTCCTGTACGCCTTTGGGTTGGAAGTCTGTGACGATGGGGACTGTTATGGCCATTATTTGAGCTCTCTTTCGACTCTGTCCATAACGTCACCAATGAGCGCTTCCATTTCGCGCTGTACTTTGTCCTGGTTGCGTTCGGCCGCGGGCCACAAGAAACGCGATGGCTGGCCAAAACGGTTGAGCGCGGTGCCAAGACGATTGGGGCGTTTCTTTCCGGCAACTTCAATGATCGCGGCCGCAGGATCCTTTTGTTGAATTTTGACGGCGCTGCCTGCTTTGCGGCTGGTGTCCACTTTGAACCGAAGCCCTCGACGAGCGGCGGCGGAGTTGTAAGGGAATTTCGGTGTGCCGTTTTGCGCCCAGTTGCGGGCCATCCCAGACAGCAGGGTCTCTGTGTAGGAGTTTTTGGCGTCGGTGATGATCGGTGCGGCGACGAGTTTGGCGTCTTTGGTGAATTGTTTGCGGAGTTCTGGGTCTATTTGGCGGAGGCTTCGGATGGCGTCTTTTGCGCCTCGGATTTCACCGGCGAAATGCGCGGGCATTGTTGGCCTCCTTCCGTTGATCGTTGATTATTTTGATTACCGTCGCTAGGTCGCGTGGTTCAAATGGGATTTCGTTGGGCCAGAAGCCTGTCGCGGCTAGCAGTTGTGCTAGGCCGTGACTCCAGCTTCCGGCGGGGTAGGGTTTTGCGGCTCATTGTCGACCACGTCAAGCGCAACGATTTTTTTTACGAAGTCGTCGTACACGAGCGGGACTGTGACCCCGGCGGATTTTGAGGCCGCCCACGCGAGAAATGCCAGGTCGTCGTAGCCGATGCCTCGGGCTAAGTCTGATGCTTGGCGTTTCATTTTGCGTTCCCATTCGACAATGTTGGCGAAGATTGTGGTCACTTCGTAGTTGTTGTCGGTGGTGGTGACGTTGAGGGTCAGTTTCATGGTGTTTCTCCTTGCACGGTTGGAGGCGGGTTGTGTTACGGGGTGGTGATGTCGCGGGCCCAGGTGCCGCCTGTGAAGGTGACGTCCTGGGTTGACAGCTCGCCCACGGTCGAGTTGACGGGGGTGAAGCTGGCCAACATGCAGCCGGTGATCGTGTATTCCGGATTGGTGGCCGATTCGGTGGTGCCGGAAGGCGAGATGACGAGGGTGGCGGTGCCGGTGTTTACGGCGTCGTAAAGGGCCGCCTCGACCTCGTTTGCACCGTAGCTGTTGAACAAAGTCAGGGTGACCTCGACGTTTTGGAGGCCTTTGGTGAACTTGTGGGCGGTGTCGCCGAACGCGGTGACCTCAAGGGCGTCGTATGCGGCCGTGATGGTGCAGGCGGTGCATTGGTCGCTGAGGTCGTAGGTCGTCATGCCGACGGTCAGGTTGACGGTGGCGTTTCCGAGGAATGTGGTGGTTGCCATTTCTAGTTTCTCCTTGCCGCGATTGCGACTGTCAAAGAATATGCGGGTATTTGTTGGTCGCCGACTGTCACAGCGATCGGCCTGCCGTTGGTTACGGCGAGGGTCGTGGAGGCCATGATTGTGTCGGCGGTCGTTATTAGGTAGTCCTCGGCGTCTTGGTTGCCTGGTGGCGCGGCGAGGATCAGCAGCTCAAAACGGATGTCGCCCACGTTGTATGTGAACGAGTCAAACGTTGGCGGGTTGACCATGACGGTCATTGGTCGAGCGTTGCGTGGATCGGTGACGGTTGCGATGCCGAGCGCGGTGAGCGCGTTGACGATCGCGGTGCGGGATTCGGCGAAAATGCCTGTCGCGGCCATTAGGCCACCTGGCTGCGGCGGATGCCGAGCAGACGCATGATTTGGCCCATTGAGCCGACCGGCGTTGGGGATCCCATGTCTTGGAACGACGCAAACGAGTCGACGCTTCCGCGTTCGCGGTAGAGGGCCGCGGCGTACATGGTTGTGCCGAGCTTGACGGCGCTACTTGGCGCGGTCGACAGGCTTTCGGCTTGGTAGCCGCCCATTTTCCGCGCCTTGTAGGCCCAAGCGTTGGCGGCATCCGTGCATACCCCAACGAAGGTCGTATCGTTGGCGGTAGCAACGGAAATACCGAGCCACGATAAAACGTCTGCGGCGACGATCCATGTGCACGTTTCTGTCCAAGTGAGCGTTCCAGCCATCGCGTCGCGGGCGACATCCGTGCCAGCGTTCGCAACGAGCAGCTGGTTGAGGATGATGATTTCGTCGTCGAACGTGAAATCGCCTTCGTCGTCGATGCCGGTGAAGTACCTGGTGGGTACGTCGAGCACGGTAAATGTGCCGTTGAACCCTGTGGTGCCGGTGACTGTGACGCTTTGGCCGATGCCGATTTCGGTCGCCTCAAGGGTCTGCAGCACGGCATAGCCATCGACACGTTGCGTGTGCGTGACGGTGAATGATGCCATGTGCAGACTCCTCGGTTACTAGCGGTTGATCAGACGAACGTGGCCTTGACGAACTTCGATGCGTCGATCATGAGCGTGGCGAAGTAGCCGCGCCATGCGATGGTGCGCGAGATCGTCGACGGGTTGTCGATCGAGATTGCGCCCTTCTGCTGCTCGAAGATTTCGTAGCCGGAGGCGTCGCCGACGATCAGGGTGCCGCTGGCGAAGTTGCGGTCAACGACGACCTGAAGGCCGAAGGCGTTGCCCGAGGTCGAGCCAGGGGTGAGCTGTCCGAACGCGTTCATCGGGCCGATCTGCGGGAACAGCGGTCGGTCAGCGGTGTCGCTGAGGCCGAGCAGATCCTGCCAGATGCCAGGCGCGAGGAAGAGGTGGGTCGGCAGGTTGCCGTTCGACGCCGAAAGGATCGTCGCGGCCGAAGCTGCGATCCACGACGCCCAGTAGGCGGGGTCGCTGGCCGAGGTCGCGGTGAAGTTCGACGTGGTCGTTGCGCCCGAGGCGAGGTTGTCGGCTGCGACGTTGTCGGTCGTGTTGGCGTAGATGCGGCCCATGTCGTCAAGGATGAGCGACAGAACGTTCGGGTCTGTCCAGTCAAGATCCTGCTCCGAGATGGTGACGTAGCCGCCGTAGGCCTGCTTGGTGACCTGGTTGTTGAACACGACGAACGTGCCGGACTGGAGCGCGGCGTTTTCCGAGCTCTGTGCGGCCATCGAGGTGTGCGTGGTCACTTCGGGGCGGATGAACACCTTGCCGCCGCCAGGCATGGCCTTGACGCCGATTGCGTCAACGACAGGGCGACGTCCGACGAAGTTGTTGTAGACGGGCCCGAGAATCGGGGTCGGCAGGATGCCGGGCGTGTCGGTGGTGACGACATCGGGCGCTGCGGCCTTGATCGCGTCGCGCATCTGGTGCCATGCGGAGCCGCCTGCGATTGCCGCGGCGAGGTACTCGACTGCGGTCGGCATCGGTACTTCCTTGCGGGCCGTCGCGTAGACGAGCGGGGAAACGGGGTGGGTTGCCGGTGCCTCGGGGGCCTCGGCCTGGATTGCTTCGGACACTTGATCCTCCTGGGGTGTGTCTTGTGGGTGGTTTTCGTCGTCCTCTGGGTCGGCCGAGGCGGCGATTTCTGTGATGACCGCGTCAGAAAACGCGGGCACGGCGACTAGCGACAGCTCGATCAGATCCGCTTTGGAAATGACCATGACGCCTTGCTTGTCGAACTTGAATTTGGTTGGGTTGGCTCCAACGGACACGGAGTCGTATGCGCCGGACTTGAGGAGCGCGACTGCGTCGCGGCTGGCCCGCGTGTCGGCCAGCGTTGCTTCAAACTCAAGACCGGCTGCGGTGTCAGCCAACTTGTTGACGACGCCGCGAAGCTGTGTCAGGTCATGGTTCTCGACGAGTTTGGCGGCCTTCTGATTCACGTCAAACGCGCCAGGCAGGAAACGCACTTGCTGGCCGCCCGAAACGGTCGCGGTGACGTTCCACGGGACAGCAACACCCGAGATTTTCGGGGCGTACTCTTCGTCCTCCTCGGCCGCGGCCAAGATCTCGACGGGTGCGGTGATTTTGATCATTCAAGATCCATTTCGTCTTGGGGAAGATCTGGGGCGGGTGCTTCGCGTTGGATTTCGGGCGACTCAACGAGGAACTCTTCTAGGTATTCCTCGACGTCAAACTGACAATGCCTTCCGTTTGGCAAAACATCGTTCATTGACAGGCGTTCTTCGATCGCGTGGAGGATCGGGCGAGCGCCGAACAAGATCAAGTCTTGACGTGACTGCTGAGCGTTCTGGTAGGTCATGCCGGACTGGTCGATGCCGAGGAGATAGCCAGGGATATCCAGCAGGCGGGCCATCTCAAGCGCCTGATATTTGCGGGACTCAACGAGCTGCAGTTTGCTCGGGTCGCTGTCAAACTCTTTCCATTCGACGGCCGAGTTGAGTGCCCCGATTGCGGAAACGCGGCGCGCATTTGCCCAGGCGGCGGCCAATTCGCCGAGCTCTTCAGACGACATCGGTTCCGAATTGGAGGTTTGCTGGAGGTATCCGGCGGCGATTTCGGTAGCGGAGAAGCGTTCGGCGGCCTGATCGAGGCGCAGGGCAACCTGTACGGCGCGGCGGCCCGCATAAACGACGCCCTGGTTGGGGGACAGGAACGTGATCACGTTGCTCACGTCGAGCGGAAGGCCGTTGAACTCAAGATCGGTCGGCATACCGAACCATTCGGGGCTGGCGGGCATCTTGGTCGAATAGACCATGTTCGCTGGCAGCCATTCAAAGGTGGCAGGGAAGCCGGTGGAATAGCGCGAGGTCACGGCCCAATGTGCGCGGCCGTACATGATCAGATCGCGGGCGGTTTTGCCCATGATGAATTGGCGCGGCACTTTCGGATCGGGACGCGACATCCACGTTTCGCCCTGTACCCAGATCTTTTCGTACTCTTCGCCCGACCATTGCAGGACGTACGACTTCAGATCAAGGGTGCCGACGACGGTGGTGAGCAGGGAGACCGCGCGGGAAATGGTGGGGACAGATAGGGCAGCCTCTTCGTTGGCCCCAACGCTGTACGAGTAGAACTGCCCTATCTGCGATGCGCCTGCAGCTGCGCCAAGGGGAACTGACGCCATTGCTGGGGCTTCGATCTTCTTGCGGAATAATCCCACGTTCGGATTGTGCGCTCAAGCTGTAGCACGATGCAAGCGTTTCGGAGAAAGATAGAGACTGATACCCCTACCTGCTGAACGCGACCGCGGCCCGCGTTTTCTGCTGCGGCCGGGCGACCAGGGCCGCCGCCCAGATCATGCATCGAGCCAACGTGATCAGGCCAGGCGACTTCTGGCTTGACAGTACGAAACCTGCGGCGGTACGGACACCCACGGCACGGTTGACGTGCTCGGACAGCATTTGTTCGCCGGTGTGCACCAGGCGGCCCTCAACAATGAATTGCCGGACGGTGGCGGTGTGGGTCAGCAGCTCGTTGTAGCCGACGATCACTTTTTTTCGTTCGTAGGCCGCCGGTGCGATCGAAGCCAGGCTCGGAGTCAACGCGATCCCTGACACCGCGGCGGCCTGCTCGTCGATCGCCGCCCACAACGCTGGCAAGGTGTCGGCGATGAAGGCGACGGTGACGCCGATGCGGCCATCAGGCATGACGTTCGCCCTGACACCCGTGTACGTGTTCTCGTCGATGCTGGAGTCGACAGCCAGGACGCCGCCAGGCGGGATCTCGGGGACGATGAGCCGGTCAAAGGTGCCTGGTGCCAGCCACGATTGGGCGCTTGAGATCCACAGGTTCAGGGACGCTCTGTGAAAGGCGGCCTTGTCGGCCATTTCGGACTCATCCCGCAGGGTTTCTAGGTCGAGCAGGTAGCCGATGGCGGGGTTGGCCATTGGCCAGTAGACCTCGTCGGTTGTGTCGACGCCCGAGGGGATTGACCATTCGGCGAAAAAGAGTTTGCTGTCGGCCTTGGTGTCGATCGTGCGCAGGCCCTCCTCACGCAACTTAAGCATGGCGTGGGAATCTTCGGTGCCAGCGGTCGACCAACAAGAAAGCAACGATTGTTTGCGGGCCCGCTGAGATGGGATCGCGCCATTGAAGATCACGTCCGGCGAAATATTCCACAACTCGTCGGCGATGATGTAGTCGGGAGAAAACCCGTGAAACGCTCGCGGGGTGGCGGCCTGAACCAGCCAGCGGGAGCCATCAGGCATCACGCACTCGTTGCGGCCGTAACTCCAATACGGCTTGGCCCCGAACTTAGTCTCAAGGATCGGAGCGAGCGCCTCGAAAAGTTCAACGGCCAGGTCAAGGTTGTGCGCGGTCGTGATCAGTAGCACCGGCTCGCCGCGGCGGATCGGTTCCTTGACCAAGATCCACAAAGCCAACGCCTTCAGGGCAACGGTCTTGCCGTTCTGGCGGGCGACCGAAACGAGACTCCGCTTGTAGCAAAGTGCACCGGCATCATCATGGGCAAGCTGCCCCTCGAGCGCCGTGATCTGCCACGGCATCAGCTCAACACCGAGCACGTCTTTCGCCAAGGCCGCCACCTCAGCCGCATACGAGCCTGAACCCTTAGGTACCGACACAAGCCTCGGCGGGATCAACGCAGGCCGAACCAGATCACCCGAGATCAGCCCAGATCCGTCCCCTTCAAGAGCCTTCTGCCCTTTCGGGGATACATCGACGGA